CGACGGCGTACCCGCGCTCCGACAGCGTGCCGTCCGCAAGGCGCATGGGCAGCTCCTCGAGCTGGCTCTCTAGACGAGCCACACGCAGCGCCGTCGCGGCCTTGCGGCGCTCGTCCCACTCGGGGCTTTTACGGCAGGCGTTCTCGATGGCATCCCACGAGACGATGTGTCCGGCTTCACGCAACCTCGCCCACGCGGAGCGCATCGTGTGGCGCTCGCACAGCGCCACGAATGCGGCCAAGGTCTCCTCGGATACACCCGGTCGGGTTCGCACGTTAGTCGTCTTAGGCGTCGTCGTCTTAGCCATGTTCTAGTGTACCTCGGGACCGACGTTGGCGGCTACGCTGGTGCTCCCATCCCGTCGGCGCATCGATGACCGCCACGGACACATCGACCCTCGGCTCGACGCTGCACACGGTTTTCAGCTCGGCGATGATTCGGATCACGCGCCGGTCGTTTTCCCACAGCACGCCTTGTGCGCCGTCGATGATGGCTTTCGCCACGTTGTCCACGTCGGGGATGCGCCGATCGGGCGTGTGGATGTCCAGGCACACCGAGTACCACGCCTCGGTCGGCCATGACGGGCGTCCTTCTGGTAGCCCGCAGACGGCCTGTAGTGCCATCAGCGCAACTCGTCGCTCGTATGCCTTGGTCCGTCCTGGCGTGAACGCATGGCCTCCGCGTGTCAGCCGTGGTCGGCCTTTAGGGACGGGAGGTCCATATACGGTCCAGCTCAACAGCATTTCATCGCAATCCTCTCTCCGATCCACCGCATGACGTTGACCGCCATGCTGTTGCCCAGCGCCTTGTACCGCGGGCCGTCCGCCGCGGGCTTGCCCCGGTAGGTGATGGCCGTCCAGTCGTCGGCGAAGCCTTGCAGCCGCTCGCACTCGCGCGGCGTCAGCCTGCGTACCTCCATCGTTTCTGCAATCGCAAAAGCGTGCCCACCGCGCGCAAGCGGGTGACAAGGATCGCCGTGCTTCGGAACTGAGCGGTTTGCAGGGTGCGTGACCTGCGTGGTGTCGAACGGCAGCGGCTCGCTCGGCACGACGTTGTGCAGCCGGAAGTTTGAGCCCTCGTGCGTGTACGTCGCGCCTTCGTTGGCCGTGATCGGGTCCGCAACCTCGACGGGCCAGACGAAGGAGGGCACGAGGTTGTGCGCCTCGTCGCCCGCCGGCCCGCCCGTGCCCTTGGCCCACTTGGCCGCTACGGTGCCCGCGATGCCGCCGCCTGTAGCGCCGCCTCGAGCGCCTCGGGGAGCTTCTTGCCGCGCTTGGCGGCGCGTCGGAGGATCCCCGCGCACGCCTTCGGGCTCAAGAAGAACCTCTGCGGCACTTCGCCAGTCGCCTCCAGAATGTCCGACAACGAAGACACGACGCCTTCGCTGCGGGACGGCCCAAGGGTGTGATTCCACTCGGACGTACTGAGCGTCCAGCACTCGGTAGGCGAACCCGTACCCGAGCTTCGCCAGCCCCCCAAGGAAGGCACCAAAGTCCCGTCCTCCGCTGCTGGACAGGACACCGGGCACGTTTTCCCAGACGCACCAGCGAGGCCGGAACTTGTCAAGAATTCCGAGATAGACGAGGGCGAGGTTGCCTCGTGGGTCGTCGAGCCCTTTGCGGAGGCCGGCGACGGAGAAGGACTGACAGGGTGTTCCTCCGACCAACAGATCGAAAGCTGGGACATCCCACTCACGATAACCCTCCATGCTCCCAAGATTGGGTACATGCGGAAAACGCTGGGCAAGCAACGCGCTCGCGAACGGGTCGATCTCGGAGAACGCGACGGGCTCCCAGCCAAGCGGGTGCCATGCGACCGATGCGGCCTCAATGCCGCTGCATACGGACAGGTATTTCATGATGTCGCCTGCTTCAAATAGATCCGCGCGAACCGTCCGCCGTCTGCGATGCCGATGCGCTCAACACGCTCGGCCAGCCACGGCGGATAGCCGGCCACCTCGAGGATGACAGCCTCGCGACTCAACATCACGAGCGGACTGCGGTGCGCCGGTTCGTCAACCGGCATGGGCGGCGATCCACGTTTCGTAGCCTTTCTCATTCCAAGCTTCTGAGCTGACACTCGACGCGCTCTAGCAGCTCGGCACTCTCCATGTCTGTCCGATGCGGACCCTCCCATGGCTCAGTAGTTTCGTGCGGCAACAGCGGCGCAGGCGGCTCCATGCCGAACACATCATCTGCGAATCGGCGAACATCTCGGCAGTCTATCCCGACCTCGTCGCACCACGAGCGCAGGCTCGGACTCGCCCACGTGTAGAACAGGTAGCCGATGACGCGGCCGTCGCATCGAATCGCTCTGACGCCATGGTCGAGCTGGGTAGCCTCTAGGCCGATGCCGATGGGCTTAGTCTCGCCCACGGCCCGCACGCTTCTGCGGTGGCACCTGGTAGCCCTCAAGCTCCACCAGAACGCCTCCATTGCCGCGCCGCATCGACCACCTGGGACGGCTACGCACGCGCTTCATCTTCGCTGCCTTGCCGCAGATGATGATGTTTTCCTCGTCCTCGCACCACAGCATCAGAACAATCTGAGCCCCGTTCTCCAGGTTGCCCGATTCCTTAAGCCGCTTGATGCTCGGCTCTGCACCGTGCTCGCTGTCGCCGCGGCTGAGCTGGCTCGTGATAACCAGCGGCACCTCGAGCATGCGCGCGGTCGCCTGGAGCGTTTGGTACACGTGATCCGTCTGAGCCTTCGTGCTGGCCGTAGCCAGCGACTCAGGCGCACGGATGGCCTGCAGATAGTCCACGAACAGGATGCGTGCACCGTGGCTTTTCACGAGCGCTGTCATGGCTCGCAGTACGTCCGACAATGCGCCGGAAGGCACATCGACGATGCGGACGTATTGCACCTCTTTTGCCGCCTCGGCGATGCTGCTAGCCACCTGATGCAGCCCCGCAACTTGTCCTGACCAGAACGGCTGCGTGTCGATCTTGCCGTAGTAGCCAGCGGCCTTTGCCCCCCAATCCTCTCGAGGATCTTCCACCGTCACTAGGCCCGCATGAATCTGCTTTTGCTGGTGCTTCAGCAGGCATGTCATCGTCGAGGAGGATTTGCCCACGGAAGTCTCCGCGCCGATGATCACCGTGTCGCCGGGACCCACCATCACCAGCGAGTCTATCGTCGGGCACAGGCCAAGCGGAACGAACTTCGATCGGCCTTCGCCGGCACGGCTGCGCTCCGCTTGATCCCATACGACGGCAGCAGCCTCCATCGCATCGGCCAGCGTGTACGCTCGCAGATCCCCGGTCTCGGAGAACGCCGCCTTGGCAAGCAACGCCCTAGCTTCATCGAGGTTCCCTTCGATAGCTTGTGCTTGCCCTTGCGCTGCCAGCTCGGCCACGGTGCGGCGCTCATACAGCTTCCGCATCATCGACACCACGCTGGCTTGCCCGCGCTTGGGGGCTTCTCGAGCCGCTTGCAGCAGCGCCAACCCCGCAGCCTGGGAGACGCCTCGACGCATCAGCTCATCGCGAAGCGTGATGTCATCTATGCGATCCCCGCGTCGGCGCATCTCACACAGCGTGGCGTGAGCCGTGCGGATGTGGTGCACCGCGAAATGGTCCGTGCTCGGCCCCGTATACAAAAACTCGGGCAGGTCCAGGCACAGCGACAGCGCCGACAGCTCGAGCTGCTCATCGAAGGTCGGCATCGTCATTTGAGGCCCGCCCGTTTCTCCCATGCCTCGCGAGCCTTGATTCCGTCTTTCAGGAAGTACCTGTCGGGGGATTTACAAAAGTTTTCTGGATTCCACCCGCTGCCGGTTGCGAAGCCGCTAGATACCCACTCCTGCACCGCCTCACCAATCGCGTCCTCGGCAGATACAGTCTGCCCGATATCCGCTCGCGCGCGCTCGGTGCGTAAGGCCCATTCGGCTAGCATAGGCCAACACTCATTCTGTTCGTTCTTCATCAGCCAGCTACCCCCATGCCCGCTTGCCTTCATTGCATCGCTAGCCGTCTTCCATCCCAGCGTGACGAGCTTGCGGTACCGGAGGGCAGCGGCGCGCTTGGCTGCCTCCTCCTCGGCCTTGGCGGCAGCATCCGCGTCCGACGCAGCAGAAGCAGAAGCGCCCTCTCCCTGATCCTCTCCTTGGTCCTTTCCCTGATCCCTGATCCCTGATCCCTGATCCGTCGCGAGGGTGACGGTATTTTTCGCGACAGTCTCGCGAATATTCTTGTGATCCTGATAACTCTCCGGAATCTTTGACTTTCCAGGCTTATCTACCCGCTGGTGCGATGCCCACCCAGGAAGCTCAAAGAAGTCGTCTCCATTGACTTGATAGACGCGCACGAAACCCGTTGCGGAAAGTTCTTCGAGAGTCTCGCGAACTTTCGCGAGTGTCTCGCGAGCTTTCGCGCCATCGTCGCGAGTCATGTCATAGCGCCATACCTGCATGGCAATCTCAGCGAGAGAACCACGGCCCCTTCCGTAGTCATCGGACATGAGTATGAGCGCGACTGACAACACGCGAGCGGCGTCTGATGAACTCGCCAACTTCTGCGAACTCAACCACTCGGGCTTGATGGTCCGAATCCTCACTTGCCGGCCTCGCTCAGATACCGAGTCAGCGCGATCCGAATGACGTCAGAAACGGACACCTTGAGGTCCAGCTCCTTACTCATCCGCGCCGCAGTCTGGCGAGCTTGCTCCACGTGTTTGTCGTCCAGTCGGACCATAACGTTACGCATAGCGTTCCCCGTGCCACGCTTTGCGTTAGGTGTCAAGCGAGTCATCGACGACCTCGCGTGCACGCTGCTCGAGCGCGCCACACGGCTGCAGTCACGTGCCGGCCGTGGTGCTCTTCGACCTGAGCTTGCGCCTCCATCGCGAAGCCCGAGCCGCATGGATAGCTGACAGCCACGGAGTCACGCGGCACGTAGCACCGCTGGCAGCGCGCGATGCCGTCCTCGATGCGCCAGTCAGCGTGTCGGCGCGCATACGGGCTCACAGCCACGGGTACCTCGCCTTCAGCTCGCGCTGCCGCTTGCGCTTGGCCGTGCCTGAGTGACGAGCGGCCTGGTAGGCCAGTCCGCCGCACGTGAGCTTGGCGCCGGCCCACGAGTCCAGCATCCCGCAGACGCGGCATCGCTGGCGCTTGTTGCCGTCCGAGTCTCGTCCTGATGGGTTCCAGTCGTGTCGCTTCACTTGCGTTTCCTTTCGTACCGCTTGCGCGATTTTGCGCGCCATTCGGCTCGATACTCTGAGGCCGATTTCAGCACCGATTCACACGGCGACGACTCGCCAGGCCAGCCGCGCCGGATGTAGCATCGCTCGCATTCGATGAGCGGATCACCGATCGAGGTCGTGCCTCGACGGACCCACACATGAGGTTTCGTCGTCCACATGCCGCGCCCTCCATTCGTCCAGCACCATCGCCATCTGGCGCCACGCAGACTCCGTTGGCACGCGGAATCGCGCGTTGTAGTAGCGAGCGCGCCACCGATCCAGCACCATCGCGATGCGTATCCAGTCGAGCGGCGACGGTTGTTTAGGCTCAACGTCGTGTCCGCTACGACGCAGCCATCGCAGGCATAGCCCGCATGTGGGCCGAGACCGAGTGTGTCGCTCAGTCGTCAACCCACATGCAGAGCGAAGCATGCCCTCGCGCCAATGGATGACGCGATCAGAACGGTACGTCGTCCCAGCCATGCTCGGGCTCATCGTTGCGCGAAGAGCGCGCCGAGCTGGCCGGCTGCGTGGCCGGGAGCGACTGCTGACCGCCGGGACGTCCGCCCATGATGTGAATCGACGTCACCGAGATTTCGGTCGTGTACCGCTTGATGCCGTCCTTTTCCCAGCTATTCGTCCGCAGGTTGCCCTCGAGGAACACGCGCGTGCCCTTGGATGCGATGCCCGCGATGACTTCGGCCCGCTTGCCCCACAGGACGGCCGTGTGCCATTCCGTGTGATCCACCCACTCCTCGCCCTTCTTCTGCCGCTCGGTCGTGGCGATGCTGAGCTTGAGCACCGCCGATCCGCTCTTGGTCTTACGCAACTCCAAGTCGCGGCCGATGTTCCCGATGAGCTGAA